CCTTTGATGGTGTGACCTTTCATTGTACCTTTCTCAGACATACGCTACCTCGTTGTTGTCAAGAGGGCAAGTTGCCCTGCCCTCCTGAGTTAGTTATTTAAGCAAAAGTTGCTGCTGTTTCTGCAGTGCCAAGCTCTGCTATAACTGCGAACACTCTGACCTTACCGTCGAAAGTTGCTGTATTAGCAATTAAGTCGATAGTATCAGCGGCAGTGTAGAACTTACCTACGCTTGTTGTACCTGAAGCTACAGCAGTATGACCTGCAACTGCCGCAGCATAGATGTCATCATCAGCATCGTCACCTAAGTCAAGAACTGGAGAACCAGTTGATGCAACTGTTAAGGTTTCCAAACCTGCCATAAGAACAAGTGTATTAGCTTTCATTTCAAAAACTTCTACTGAGTCTGATGTAGTTAGGTTTGTTGATGAGAAGTCTAGAACAACTTCGATGATTTGAGGTTTAATGCCTAGTGGAACACCAGCAACAGCACCTGTAATAGTATAATCAGCCATTTATCTAGTCTCCCTTAAGCAAAGTCTACAACGCCACGAACGATTGCTTCTTGTCTTAGAACTTTTCTTCCAAAAACATGCAATCCTCTGATAACGTCGGAGAATGATTCAGTTGAACGTACCACTTCTGTCTTTGCGATGTGGGACGCTGTTGCACATGATGAAATGTGACCAGCTAAAACAATATTTTCAGTTGCGTCAGTAGCTAATGTACCAGCAGCATCTGTTAATGTTACCTGATCGATTCCACCAGAGCTATTTAAAGCTGTAGACTTGTAACATCTAAAACCAGCAAGAGTTCCGACTGTTGCAAGACCATTTCTTAGAGGAGATGTACCGTCGCCAGTTACCTGAACTTCAGCAATCTTGTTTCCTGCTTGGAAAACTTTCTCATAGAAAATTGGAGGTGCTACAAACCATCTGTTCTCTTCAGGTACAGACTCATCGTCAAGAAGTCTAGCCATAGCGAGCATCATATTGATACCTGCATCGTCTGTCTCAACGTTGATAGGAGCAGCAGTTGTTCCTAATGTACCTGCAGCGGCAGTAGTTGTTAAAGTTGTACCTGATACTGCAGATGCGGCAATACCTGCACCGTCAGATAAGGTTTGAAGAACGTTTGCATCGAACTTTCTCTTTAGAGCATAAGCACCTGAAGAAGTTGCTAGTGCTTCAAAGTTAATGTGAGAGTGTCTCTCTTCGATGTCGTCTATTTTGAATGCGAAAGCATTGGCTTGGTCGACAGTCAATGTGATTTGATCGTCTGCCAAGTCTTGTGGGTTAACTACAGAACCTCTTGAATATGAAGACACAGTCAGTGTTGGTTCTTTCATTATGTTAACAGTATCACCAAAGTTTTCAATTTCGCCAGTATAGTCGGTATTCGTAATATCTTCTGCAACCGAAGCTCTACGGAAGAACTTGAGAACTTTTTGGCTAAATATTTCGGGTGAAAAATTACCTGACGGTAAATTATTATACCCTGAAGCTGAATTAAAAGCCATTTTTCTATCCTTCCTCTATTTGAGGTTAGTTATTGAGTTATTCGCCCTTCAACTCGTGCTTGGTCAATTTCTTTTTCAAGTTTCTCGAACTCCCACGGCTTGAGTTTGGCGATGTCTGATACCTTCCAAATCTTTTTGTTTGCATTCTTGTCAATCGGGACTTCTCTAGAACTTGGTGTCCTGACTGCTTCGGCAGCAGACGCATTAGATTTAGTAGATTTCGTTTTTAAGCCAGTATCGGCTTTGTAAAGGTCAAGAACTCTGATTGCCCATTTGCTATCAGTATTGTTTTTAGTTATACCCTCAGAAATCGATTTAGGTTGCTCGTCAAGCCACAAAAGAAACTTCTCGTCATTCCTAATATCATTAAAATCAGGATGTGCGGCAAGTAACACTTTGTATGCACTTTGAACTTCCATTTCCTTCTCACGACCTTTTATAACTTCAAGTTCCTTCTTTAAACTTTCAGATTGTTCTTGAGCTTGCATTGCCGCTACGGTTTGCACTACGGCATACACGTCTGGATACTTACTCTTAAACTCCTCTAGTTCGTCTGGACTTTTGGGAAGTTTGATTGAAGGATCTAAATCCATCTGCTGTGCAGTTGTTTTCAAAGCTTCTTTCTCATTCTTCCATTCTTGGAGTTTGTTGTCATAATGTTTTTTTAAGTCATCATAACGTTTCTTATAGTCGTGTTCAGGACTCTCTTCCTGCTTAGTTTCCACAAAACCTTCCTGTTGTTGTTGGGTAGCTTCTTGTTGAGTGCCAACGTCTTCTTGTTTTGCTTCTACCTCATCATCCTCATCTTCCTTATCAACTTCCTCTCGGTATTTGTTTTTGTAAAGATTTGGATTGTTAATTACTCCAAAGGAGTCATTGGGTTTAAATGCTCTCGCACCTCTTACTTGTTTTGCCATTGTTTTTTACCTCATAATATGCAGTGCCACATGGCTGCGGGTAGCTGCTTCGGTTTGTCAGGGCCACTAATGTGGGTAGCTGACGAATTCTACTCTGCTCTTACGCTCATCATAGGAGAAACTCCGTCTATTTCAACTGTCTCACCTTTAATTAGTTTATCCACTACATTTCTAGCTTGTTTTGTAAACTCTACTCTGTCTGGATATTTTTGTCGTAAAAGCCTTCCGAATTTATTATTATTCAAATCAATCTTGTTTTCTTCTGACATATTTTCATTTTTTTCTCTGCTATCGAAAAGATCTGACATAAAGTTATTTAAAAAACCATCTTCACTTATATACCCACTTGTGAGTATGTGACGTAGAGTATCTCCTTCTCTACTTTTTTTACCATACTTAAATCCTTCTCCTAGCCCCTGTTCTACATTTTCTAAGTGACCTGTCGCACGTAACAAGGTAGCTCGGAGAGCATCAATTCCACCTTCTGAATAATCAGCGGAAGCTATTTTGTCGTCTGTGTCTATGAAACCACCTTCTGCAACTTGTCTAGATGGAGATTGTTCTTGTTGTTGTTCAGATTCTTTTTGTCTACGTTCTACTTCTTTTTTACCACGATTATTTATCTTTTCTAATCTATCATAGCCAATGACTTTAGCTATCTCTGGTGGTACAACAACTTCTCCACGTGATATCATTATTTCAACTTGTTCTTTGCTAGGTACTTTAGCTGCTTGAGCAGTTCTGTCTGTTCCTGCATCTGTATCTGCTTGAGCAACTATCTCATAAGCTTTGATCAACATTTGTTTTATATCTTCTTTGCCTGCAAACTCTACAGCAGGTGCGTTGATTACAAATGTTCCTTCAGGTACTTCTTTAGGTATGTCGTCGGCTATGGTCTGTTGTTCAGTAAACTGGTCTGGTGGTCCTCCGATAAATCCCATGTCTGTTGATGGTGCTTGCTGTTGTGCAGGATCGCCACCCATCTGCATACCTATTCTTCCGCCAAAAGCTACATCTTCTCCACCCATAGTATCAGCACCACTATCACTACTACTGCTATCACTGCTACTGCTATCACTGCTATTGTCACTGTAACCATACCCACTATCTATGCTACCTAAACCACTCGTAGCTGTATCTGTTGTCCCTAGACTGCCAGAAGAGGTATTAGTGCTACTATTATCGCCTGTACTAAATATACCCGTCGAGCTAAACGTTGAACCCGGAGGTGCTGCACCAGTTGCTTTACCGTCAGAACCATATGATGAATATCCTGAATTGTCCATAGCTGCCGCAGTGGGAGAACTATATGAATCAACACTTATACCTTGACCACCTAGACTTGTTGATCCTATTCCACCAAACGGTTCTACGGCTTCTGCATAAGCTTTCGCTTCTTCCATGTCAGCCATAAACTGACTAGGTGAGTATTGGTGAATATCAGGTACATTTACGCCAGTATAAGTCAAGCCCAACCCAAATACCCCCGGAGTAACACTAACCAAACTTCCTCCATAATATCCTTGTGCATATCCCGGAGTTCCTTGTGCTACTTTGTCTGCAACACTATAGTGTGTTGACATTAGGGAGTTAGATACCTTGCCAAGCAATCCACTTCCCATTGCAACATTCTGTCCGTACGGATCTTGTGCAGTAGGTCCTATGACTCCTGAAATAAGACCGAATGCAGGGCCACTAAGAACACTACCTACGTTAGCTACAGCCCTAGCCGCATCCATTTGCCCTGCCATAGCCAAACCTAAAGGTGCTGTCTGCACTACCCCTTGTGCTACTGCGTCAGTAGAAAATCCTGCAATGGCTGCACCAACTGGGTTAGACTGTGCAAAATCAGCTTTGGCTCTGCCCATCTCGGTATCAAAAGCTACCTGCCCTGCTGTTTGCCCTGCACCTACCCCTGCAATGTCCATCATCTCTTGTGCATCAGCTATAGATTGGGATGGACCTGTGGATGATATACCTGAAGCTCCCAAACCACTCATATCTGATACTTGAGTACCAATAGATGTAACATCACTAGACTCAGATTCTTCTTCTCTTTTTTCTAAAGATGTTTCGACATCAATATTGTTTTCTTCCAAAGCTTGTCTAGAACGTTTTCTATTTCTAGCTCGACTCAGTAAAAAATCAAATTGTTGGTTTCCAGTACTAAATGCCATTATTGCTTTTGACTTTCTCTACGTTACTCTTCAAACTGAGGAGCGTTTCCAGTAAAACCAGCTTCCCCTGCAGCTGGCGTAGCTCCGACTCCGATTGTGCCATCGCCAGCCCCTTGACCGTTAGATCCTTGAGGTTGAGGAGGTACTCCTCCAGCCCCGCCCATATCTGGGGATTGTTGACCAGTGGGGCTACCTTGACCGCCTGTTCCTTGTTGAGCATTCTGTTGCATTCCTTTCAATATCTCTGCGTAAATCTGTGCTTCGTTTACGTCGTTGACTAAACTATCTGGATCAATATCCTGTGATATAGCCAACTCTCTCATTAAATTCGGTATCTTAACAAACGGTGCTAATGTTGGGTTCATCACAGTTTGCAACAAGGCAGTTAGTCTTTGGCTTCGTACCTCTTTTTGCATCACTGCAGCTACCCCACGAGGTTTGATCTCAAGATCTCCCTCAATGTCTTCTGCATCGTCATTGAACTGCATGTTCCATTGAAAATAAGCTTCACCCATTGGTTTCAGTAGATAATCGTCGATGTTCTTTATAACTGTCTTCATAGACAAGCCTGCAGAACCCATCAACATAGATAAACCTGACGCTGTACGACCTGTTCCTGTTACACCTGTCTGTCCGTGCATAATTGATGGTATGCCTGTTTCTTCATCTGCTAACTGGCGAGATATCTGGTACATCTGTATGTTTTCGCCTGCAGTGTTTGGAAACTTAAGACCGTTTATTGCAGTTCCAGTAACCCCAGATTGTCGTCTGAATATCTTTCCGGGGAATATGTCCATGTTTTGTCCGGGGACTAGACTTGCTTCATCTACATCAAATACAAGATTACCTGCAAGTGCCAAGTTATCAATAGCCATACGAACGTGACCGTTCATAAGCATCTGGGCATCTTCCATATTTTCTGCTACACCAACGCCCCACATCTGGTAAGGGTTGACTTCATATGGAAATACTTGATAAGGTATTCTTGACGGTGTAAATGGATTAAGAACACATCTAAGTATCATTGTGCCACAAACCCACACGTTTACAGGTATTTGATCTAGCTCTGATATTCCTTGAGGTAGCTCTAGTCCTGCTTCATCAGCAAACTTAGCATCAATTACACCCCAATACTCAAGAACTTCAAATCTATTTTCCTGATAGTATGGCTCAGTCTCATCTTCACGAATAGTATCTTCGTAGTACTTATCTTCGTAGTTAGGACCTTTTGCAAGACACTCTTCTACGGCTTCCATATCGAAATGAGGTCGCTGTGATAAAGCACGAAGTTGTTGCCTATTCATGCGATGTCTTTGTATCACGTATTCACAGTCATCTATACTTGTAGCTGCTGGATCAGGATGAAAATCCCACACGGATACAGACTCTATTTTAGGCACTGCCTTTTCGTAAGGCATGTACTCCCTGTTACCTTCTTCATCTCTTTGCCACTTGTGTACTTTCTTGTTAAAGTTGAAAGGACCTTTAACTATTCCTGTACCGAGTAGAGATGCTTCAAATATAGCATGTCGGAATACATTGACTGCATTTGTATCGAGCAGTTGATCGTGGATCATCTGTTCCATTTTACGTGCAGCTTCACCAGATGGGCTTATCTGAGGTTCTCCTACTTTAGCAGGACCTTCGACAAGTGGTGCATTCGGAAATTTATCAGCCATACCACCTAAGAAATCCATAGGTGTTGCTTGAGTTGCTCCCGGAGGTAGTTCTCTACCATCCCCCTCGTAGCCATACATATCTTGTGGCGGAGGTGGTGGTGCTACCTGATCAGCAGGAGTTTCCAAATGAGCAAACTTCGCTATACCTTCTGGTACGGGTGTATCTTCTACAACAATAGGAAACTTCTTGTTGGCAAATAATATATCAACAATTTGTCCGTATGCTGCAAGAACTTTGGTTTTGGTTATTCTGACAAATACTTTTGATCGTTCAGAGTCACGATATTGTGTACTTGAATCGTAGATACCACGAAAGTTTTTATAAGCTTGTAGCCACCTGTGTTCGTGTGAACGTCTACCGTTTTCCGAATCCTCAAGTCTACTTTTTATATATCCTGCAAGTCCGGGCATGATTGTCCCTGCATTGGACATAGGTAAAGGTTTATCGGATTCTTCGTCTGAGTTTAAAAAGTTGTCAGCCATAAATAAGTCCTAGCCAAAGTAGTTTTTGTCGTCTGCCATAGTAAAGAATGCACTTTCAACAGTCGGCTTTGACTGCTTCTTTGGCATGTCAGATTGTAAATCGTAGTTTTCGATTGATGTAGTAAAGTCTGCACCTTCACGAGTTAGTTGATCTGCACCCATTTGATCATCGACTGAAGTTTTGTCGCTGTTCATTATGTATGCAGCACCGTAGTTATAGTCATTGTTTGGCATTGTTGTCTCCTATATACCAGTTACATAATTCCCTGTTCATCAGGGATATCCTTACGTAGAAGATCACTCATTTGTTGATCCATTGCGTAATTCATTGGGCTAGTTGTAGCCATGTCTTGCTCAGATGTTTCTAAGCCCATAGATGTCATATTTGCGTATTGATCGTCAGATATAGTTCTGTATTCTGCTGTCGGATCAGTAGGTTCAAACTCAGAGCCTGCACCTGCAGGGCTAGATTGCATTGCAAACCCTACTGTGGCTCCCGGACCCATTCCTAATCCTTTTTCAAGTAGAAGTTCGGTTGCTATATCTTGGGCTGATTGAGCAGGGTTGTCTATAAATTGTCTAGCTGTTTCTATTCCTAATGCACCAACTAAAGCTTTTGTTCCTTTGTCAGATAAAACATCCCACGCTTTATTAAATGCAGATTTAGCTTTATCACTGAGTTCAATAGGAGAACCTTTAGGAGGTATCTTCTTCTTAGGTTCTTTTTGTTTCTTTTCCTCTTGAGTAGCCCCTAGTTCACTCATCTGTTGATTTAAAGCTTGTAGTTTCTCTACTTGCTTTGTAAGATTACTTACTTTACCTTCGACTTGTTTTGTAAGTACATTAGCAGTCTTATTTACATCTGCTGCTGTTCCCTCAAGTTTTAAAGTTGTCTCTCTGTTTTTTTGAGAGAGAGGATCACTAGGAGCATCAAAAGCAATTACTGAACTTTCTTTAAAGAAGTCTTTATTAAATCCATAAGTCTCATATAAATCCTTTGGGTTTACTTGATTAATATCTTGTAGATATAAGTTTCCAAATTCTTCTGCAGCCTTTAGCTGCAAGGGCATTTTCCTTCTTGATTTTCTGTCTACTTTATAGTGTGTTAGACCTACGTCTCCTCTTGTTGAGTGACCTAAAACAAGATTAGCTACTCCCGGACCTTCTTCATCATTTATTACGTCAAAAACATTTTTTCTTAAATCAGATATTGTAAATGGTATTTTTTTATTAGTTTTTTGATCCGTAATGTCTAAACCCATTTCAGACATAGTTTCGTTCATTGCATTGTTTACAAGTGTTCGTAACGTAGCTTCACTTTGCTTAAACAATTTTACAGATTTACTGTCACCCATTCTTCCTTTAGCATCTGTCCCAAGATCAGCAAGTATGTCTTGAGCTAAAGATGGTAGTTGGTAGTTTGTTCTCTGACCTTTATTACTTATGCCATAAAGAGTGTTTGATCCGGGGTCAAGTGTTCCATAAGGTGAATCTTCAATTGCTTCACCGACTGTAAGATTTATTAAATCCCTATTTCTTATACCTAAAAGATGCTTTAGTTGAAAGAACGCTACTGCTTCTTTATTATCTTTTAGTTTTAATGTAGTTGCGTGTACTGCCTTGTTTAAATCTTCTACAGATGGTAGCGTAATTTTTTTAGCTGCTTCATCTCCTCTAGGTTGAGTAGCTTTTGGAAATCTTAATTTTGTAGGATCACCTTTTACTTTTGCAACTCGGATAGTTCCCTTTTTTGCTTCAAACCTATTAGTGTAAGGATAATCGAAATCTTCGCCTGCTGCCATCTTAGTAAGACTAGATTCTACTTTAGCTAGTGTTAAATAGTCTGAGCTACTAGATATCTTGTTAAGGGTATCATGCTTCTCCCTATCTCCGATAGTATCCCAGTTATCAGATAAGTTAAATCCTGCATCTTGTAGCTTCTTAAGTAATGCAGTAGGTTTACCATTATTTTGATATAACTTCACATCAGGACGACCTAACTCAAAAGCTTCAGCTATTGTTAGGTTTCCATCTTTTAATTTTTGTAGTAGTTCATCCATTTGTTTTAGTACCCAAATGTTTCATTTTGGACTTGATAGACCTGATTCTTGATACCATTAAGCGTTTGATGAATCGCCGCATAACCTGTCATCCTTGTCATTAACATATACCTCAACGCATCGTATGCGTGGTCTTCTGCTTTTGTGTCCACGT